TAAGCAACAAGCAGTTGAATGCGATCTTCTGGCCATCCGGCTAGAACCCTCCCGTTCTCGTGTTCAACACAGAAGTCCACAACCTTATCAATGAAGGCAATGGCTTCTTTCTGTGTAGCATTTTGCAATGCTATTTGAACTGATTGCAGAAGGGGATTCATTAGTGTCCGATTGCTATAAAGAACACGCGGCCAGCCGCAGCACCGCTTGAGGAGGCATAACTTCGTACGGTACAACTTCCTAAAGCTAAGTCGGAGGCACTCACAGTTTCCGCAGCGGTACTAAAATCTTCGTTGCAAGTTAGCATCACCCCGTATATTGCATTAGGAAATGGAGAATTGCTTCCCGATGAGTCCTTAAAGGTTAATGTGGTTGCACCACTACTTGCATCATGGCTACCAAACTTTATTATTAAGCCACCGCCTAGAGTGATCGAACCATGAGTTCCTTCAGTAACCACCCCAGAGCCTGACTTGTCTGCTGTTCCAATTAGGTTCTCAACAAAGGCTTTAATGTTCCCTTGGGTTGCACCCTTGGTGTCATCCGTTCCAAGTGAGTCGTTATTGATTAGTATGCCAGCAGCACCTACGATAGGCACAGCGGTAGGGACAGCAGTCCCGCCCGATACATTGCCAAGAACCGTCTGGTCGGCTTGAGTTGCCATCTTTGCTAGCGTTACGGCATTGTCCGCAATTTTAGCCGTTGTTACCCCTGTGCTTGGACTTGAACTATCGGCTAACTGGGTAGTGCCTATTCCTCCATTTTTTACAATAATTTTCTTTGGAGAAGAACTATCTAGGGCTGTAGTAGTATCATCTACGGCTCCTGTTGCAAATGTTGCACTATCAACCAAAGCGTTGAGGTTGGCTGCCGTGACCTGATCGCCCGTTGAAAATGTTGTTCCTTTTGATAAAATTGCCATTATTCTGCTTTATTAGTTGAACGGAAGGATATAGCTCCATCAGCTTCAATGGCCCTAATCTTTGGTCTTCCGAGTGTATTGTTAAGTGTAAACTGGATTCCGTAACCTCGACGGTTACCTATTCTACCACGTATGGACACATCCTCAGCCTCGTCTAAAGTAGATCCAACAAAATCGCTAAGTTTGCCCACATCAAGATTTGCATCCGGGTTCTCAGTCTCAGCGGATATATCAAAGTCAGATACTGTAGATGCGCCAGACTCAATGTGCATTTCAAACTGCTTCCAGTTTTTTCTTTCTAGGCTCCCTAGGGTGTATTGACGAGTAGTGAGAGATCCTGGGACATTGATATTCTTTTCAGATCCACCAATTTGAGTAACTATCCGATCAACTCCATCAACCCTTTCGTCTAGTTTTTGTACACCTCCAATGTCATTGACTGCATACACACCACGTTTTTCTCCTTCACCAACAACTAACAGGTTAGAAACGTGGAAGCCTGTGTCGGCTACTTGGTCAATACTTTCCCACTGCTTGTTAAGGAAGTTGTAAATTATTATAGCGTTATTTTTTGTCGAAGTATCTACAGGCACAGCCAAGAAGTATCTGTTATCAAAGTAAACGCCTACGGAGTTCTGCCAGTAAGCCTTGTTAATTCTTTGAATCGTTACGTTGATCGGTTCACTGAGTGGAGTCTCAGTGCCGCGAAGGTTGTATTCATCAAAGAACTGAGTGCTGTAAACACCATTGTCAGAAAGAAAGATTACTTGATTGCCGACCTGCACGATGGACTGACGGGCTACGCATCCAACTTCGTTAGTCAGGAGTTTAGTGCTAGCTGCTTGCAGGGATGTTGTATTAGTAATTAGGTGAATACTATTCCGGTTAAACACCATGAGGTTGTCTTCAGAGAAAGAATGCAGACCTACGTTGAAGTCAGCTTCACCAGCGTTGAATCTGTACTGAGCATATATCTGGTCATAAGTGTCAGTGTCCAAAATGTCTGATGCTATCACTTCATCGAGTATACCCCTTGCAGTAAATGAGTCCGCTGACGCATCAACACTGAACTTGAATGGCATCACCAATCTACGCTGATGGTAGACCGCATACGGTGGTGCTGGCATATGGGTAAACCCAAGACCTACGGATACTCTTTTTGTAAAGTGTACATCTGTTTGATTAGTTACATCATCAGTGTTTACAAAAAATTTAAAATTAGAGGAACTAGCCTCGGACACAGTAAACTCAGTTCCTTTGGTTAGTGTGCTACCACCAGCAGTAATCAGATTTACCGTATCCCCAACCGATAAGGTATTAGATACCGTAACGGTAGCCACTCCATTTGTAATCGTAAAGCCAGTAGCTGCTAGATTGACTGGCTGAGTGTAAGTACCACTAGCTACTTTTGTAAATGCGGGTGTTCCGCTAAATGAGCCGTCCCACTCAAGTGCCGTATTGCCGTCACGAAATATAAATACTTTGTTAAATGCTTGCAGCATAGGTGCTGAGGCTGTTACAGTCACGCCAGTTGGATAAGCAATGTCTGTAGTTGCTCCAGTAGCTATATTAACGGCAACCGCCTTAATGTTAGCAGCAAAGATAATGTACTGACTAGCTGATGCGTTTGGATCCGAGAACGCACAGGACCCATAAATAGCATTAACAGCACCATCATTAAGTATACCGAACTTAACAGTTGCCGTTCCGCTAGCTGTTCCGCTATATGTTTGGTCAGCTATTGTAATCTGCGTATCACTATTTTTCGTGAATGCTCGATCACCATTTACGGCAGGAGTAAGTCCAGATACACCCGACACATTAACTGTTCCAGAGCTTGGAAAGTTTGTAGCAGTAACATTTGTTAGAACTACATCTCCACCAGTCTGCGTAGCTGTTACAGATGTATCATCAGCAACTAAGGTAAACGGAAGCGTAAGAGCAGATATTCCAGTTGCCAGGGGGTTAGATATTAAATCGATACCCTTTCTTACTTGCGCTTCGCCCCTGCGGTCAGTCCGTAAGTTCTGTGCGTCAGCGAGTATACCTGATGGCAACTGATCGGGCCGTATTCGATTATTGAAACCAATAAAACCAACATCTCCATCTTTGGCGATGCGGTCATCTAGTCCTGCATATGTCCGGTATTCGGGCATTAATTAACGACGATTACCTCTGGAAGTAAACTTACCGCTAAATAGCTTAGTGTCTCGGGATTGCTTACCTGCTCCTTGACGATTACCACCTATTGCTTCTACGGGAGTAAAAGTGATGAGACGTGCGCCTCGTCCACGCCCTCCGCCAGTAGTTTCTTCAACTGCCTTTTCGTCAACAATTTTACGGCCACTTGGAGATCTTTTGTCTACTTTGGTTAATTTTTTAAAAGTAGCCATCAACTTCTCACCAGCTTGCTTTGCAGTTGGCTTAGACATTGCTTTGGTTTTTGGACCCTGAACAGCCTTTTTCTTTGCAACTTTTACAGCCTTTTTCTTAGATTTGGTCCTTGAACCAAACTTACCTTTTATTGTATCTCTAATATGGGATGCTTTTCTCATTGTATTGAATATTGAATTATTAACATTTCCAACGCTTCAAGGCTAGTGCCTTCCGGGTTGGTCTTCCTTTCTTGTCCTTCATCGGACCCTTGACGCCAGACATTCTGGCACAAAATGATTTCTTTCTAGCTAACTTCTTGCCCTTGGGGTTGGATTCTGTGACCGGAGGCTTGAGGTTCGCACCTGTCTTGCGCTTGAAGTAAGCACGACCAGCGGCAGTCAGTCCTCCCTTTTTACTTTTGTGTTCTTTTCTCATTAGCTTCTTACCTTTGCTCTAGGTGTGTTGGCTACAACTGTCTTTCCCCTGGCTCCTGCTTTCTTTTTCTTTCTAGCAGTGCTTGCTCTCTCCGCTTTCGTGAGGCTAAGAGCCTTTCTTTTAGGCAAGCAACGGTCAGGGTTCTTCTTATCTTTCGACGTTCCGCAAGGGCCTTTGATTGATCCATCAGTGCCGATCCTTACCCAGTTCTGCTTGAGCCATTGTTTGAGTTGAGCCATTACCTACCCTTTCGTTTGCCACCCTTAGCCTTCTTCGCGTAGTTAGGATCCTTGCAATACTTTGATGCAGCTAGGTTCGCGTAAGCGGACGGATACGTGTCAAACGTCCGTCTCGCCCAAGCCTTACCTTCAGGGCATATCTTACCCCCGCTTTTTGCTCTTTTCTTTGCCATTCTTTACGAGTGATTTGAGTAGCTTCGCTTGCCCAGCGTGAGCCTTAGAAGCCTTCTCAAGCTTTCTTGCGACGGTTAGTATTTTTCTGTGCATTTCTACCCCTTAGTACTTTGAAGTCAGCCCCAGTAATTTTATTACGAGGGGGTGCAACCCTAGCTATCTTCTTTTGTTTTGGACTGTATTTGCTAAATGGCATTACTTCTTCTTCTTTTTCAT